TGTGCCAAGTAATTTACAAAGTACGGCACTAGAAGAATATTTGAAATCAAGAATGGATTATCTGAGCCATCGTAGACAATTAGTTTTAAGAAAGTCTAATGGAACAGAAACTCATTTAGGCACAGGAGTAAGAAAACATGGCAAACGACATACCTCTTGATAAGTTATTAGGAATAACAAAAGAGCCAGTTGAGACTATGTCTCACAGTGATATGCTTCGTAATAATTTAAAAGTTCAGCATGAGAAAGTAAGTGCTGAAGTTGGATTGCTAGAAAAACAACTAGCGGACAAAAGAGAATACCTCGCAAAAATCGAGGGTGGATTAGATGTATTAGATGAATTACAAAAATGATTGTAATTCAAGACGACTTTTATCCTAACCCAGACGAGATTAGGGAGAAAGCTCTCAATGAGTTTTTCTACCCAGGAGTTAAAGGTAAAAGAATTATGTTCCCAGGTCAAAGAACTATAAGTTCTTTTTCTAAGGAGAACTTCGTCTATTTAAAAAATAGATTGCAACATATACTAAACAGAAAAGCTGTTTGGTTTCCAATAAAGAATAGCAATACTGCTTTCACACTTGGGTTAAAATCTAAGGATTATACTAACTGGGTACATCATGATTTTTCTAATTATACTGAGAAATCAACAAATGAAATAAACGGAGAAGCGTGGGCGTCTGTTCTATATCTTACTCCAGATGCTCCTGTAACACATGGAACAGGACTATTCAGGGATAAAGAAACAAAAACTGTTCATAAAACAGATAATTTAAAAATAAGTATGGAATCTTTCAAAGGATTTTGGAAACAAGATGATTCCAAACAGTTTGAAATGCATACTTATGTTGGAAATGTATATAACCGATTAGTTATATATCCAGCGAACTATTGGCATGCTCCATTCAACGCAGGTTGGGGGCATGATAAAAAATCAGGCAGACTTGTACAAGTTTGCTTTTTTACTACTGAGAGAAGTTAGTGGATAATAAATTTAACGAAAAAGAAGCAATTCAATTACTTGATGAATATATAGGGTCAACTTATGGAAAGCATTATAGTATGAATAAAATCCAGTCAACCGAGTTTATATTCGATGCTGGTCATGGCGAAGGGTTTGTCTTAGGAAATATCATAAAGTATGCTCAACGCTATGGAAAGAAAGATGGAAAGAATCTTGATGACTTATTGAAGATTCTTCACTATGGAATTATTTTACTAGGGGTAGAAATTGAGAATAAAGAAACACGAAAATCTTACACAAGCAAATATAACCAAGGTAATTAGTTTACTAGAACCTAAAGAAGGTAAACCTATTACCAAGAAAGAGGCTTGTGCTATATTAAATATTGCCTATAATACAACTAGGCTACAAAAAATTATTGACGAACATAAAGAAATGGTCGAGTTTCGTGCTAGAAGGAAAGCACAAAACAAAGGTAAAGCTGCAACTCCACAGGAGATAAAAGCAGTAGTTAGATCTTATATTGATGGTGCTAATGTATCAGAAATAGCAGGAGATTTATATAGGTCTCCAGCTTTTGTAAAAGCCATCATTGAAAGACTTGGAATACCCCAAAAGTTAGCAGACAGCGATTACGAAGGAATGAGAAACGCAATGGTTCCTGAGCAGTGTGTTAGAGAGAGTTTTGAAATTGGGGAAAGAGTATGGTTTGCAAAAAGAAATAAAATGGCAGAGGTACTCGAAGAACACAAAAATATAGACTATGAAGCTAAGTATGGATGTAAATGCTATAAGCTGTGGGTGTTAGACCCCTGTGATTTAAGTAATACATTCTTTCCATGGATGAATGGCGATAGAGCAGGATTCTATGGTAGTGCTTTAGCTTATGACTTAGGAAGTCTAAGACATATTCAAGAATATCTTGACTAGTCAAGCTAAAAGGAAAACCAATGGATGCAATCACATTAATTATTGCATTGTATGTCTCGGCATGGATAATAATGTTTTTTAAAACATTCCCTGTCAGCATGAAAATAATAAAAGAAGTATCACCTGACTCTGTAGTTTATAGATATAGAGTAATAGGTGCAATAGCTTATGCGGGCATGCTGTTTATAGCATGTATACCCCTGCTTAAAATAATATTAGATGATGATGCTCTTGAAAGATATATAGTGTCATTTACAGCAGGAATATTAGGAGAATAAAATGTATAGAGGTAACGCTTATTTTGAAGCACTAAAATTAAAATACTTAGCTGAAATTGCCGAAGCAGAGGCAGTGCTAGGTACATACTTTAAGAATTCAGTAGGTATTGGAGAACATTCCGAATTACTACCAGAGTTTGATAAGTGGGTGGCTGTGTTAGCCGAAGCAAAAGATAAATTAGAAGCCTTGGAGGAATTAGTATGAGTGAACATCAAATACAGGAGTGCACAAAAAAACTAATAGCATTGATAGACGCAGTAGAAAGGATAGACCGTTTTAATTCAAATACATTGCCATATCGTGTAGATAACGCAAAAGAATTGGCAAGGGAGTTAAAGAGTGAGTCAACCTTTATTACTAACCTACGATAATCATAGTATAGGAGTAGTAAGAAATCCATTTGAAAGAGTAGTAACAGAATACTTTTACTCTTTTAATTATATAGGTTTTGATAAATGGGCTACTAAATTTACCCCTGCTCCACAAGTAGAACTCTTTAAAGATTGCGATTACATTGTAAATTATAGTGATTGGCAACAGGAATTAAAAGAGTTTGACCTACATCCAAAAGATACATCAATCTTAGATGATATTAAAATTGTAGAGGACTGGAAACGATGGTATACAATAAAGAGTAAAACTCATATTGCAATACTATATAAAGATGATATAACAACCTATGGTTATAGCTTCTAAAAAATAGTTCTTGACTCATGCTTAAACATCTTGTATAATATATTTATATTAATGGAAAGATATCGATATGAGTGATAGATTTTATATGCAAATGCGTGAAGCTACAGGTTGGGCACCAGGTCTGCCTGAGTTTTACAAAACAACTAAAAGGAGAAGAAAAGTGGCTTGGACAGATGAAGCAAAGGCTCAAGCAGTAGAGATGTATACTGCAGAAGAACCAACTCCAGAAAACAGTATGGAGATAGTCAAGCAGATTGCAGAAGAGTTAGGCGAGAGCCCAAACGGAGTTCGCATGATATTGACAAAAGCTGGTGTATATGTCAGAAAAACACCTGCTGTTAAATCTAGTGGAGGTTCAACAGGCGGTGGCAGAGTTAATGTTGCTGCAGCCCAAGAGGAACTAACTAAAGCGATTAGCGACATGGGAGAAGACCCAGACAGCGCTATCATAGACAGACTTACAGGGAAAGCTGCTATGTATTTCGCTAACTTGTTAAACAAACTTAACGATTAACTACCCCTGAGTGTGGGGAGTGGGCGACTACTCTCCACTTTTTTGCATCTTTAAAAAGGAGCTTACAACAACCTAACCATTGATGGGACGCTAATAGATATTAACCACCCACAAGGATACGGATGAAGAAAGACGACTTTACTAAAATAGTAAACGATGCAGGTGATGCTATCATCACATACAGAAGTCAAAATAGTCGCAGACTAAAATATAATGTCTGCACTATGGATTTCGATAATAAGTATATACAGTCAAAGAAAAATAGAGCAAGACCAAATAATAGTCAAGTACTATTATTTTGCTGGGATACTGATTCTTTTAGACTATTACAACCAGGTAATGTAACTTCTATCGTGCCTTTAGCAAAGATACTGAAGAATGATAGAATTACATAGCGCACCCCCAGTTTACGAAAAAGAAATAAATTATAATGCAGAGAAGCATGAGAAAATATTTGTTATGATAAATACCTTTCGAGGAGAGGAGTATTTACACATAAGAAAATACTATCAAGACTTTGACGAAGAATGGAAACCAACGAGAGATGGTATAGCTATTCGCATGGACTTTGATAATACTCGTGCACTGTTCGATTCCTTAGTAGAAATCTTGTCTATATCAGAAGTAAAAGATGTTCTGTCAACTTATTTCAAAGAGACCCTCGACAACATCTATCAAAAATAATTCTTGACAACAAGTTAAAAATCGTATATAATATATGTATGAATAAAGAACTAGAAGCATATCTTCGCCTATGCAATCAAGCATATGCCGAAGGCAACCCATTAATCCCAGACGAAGTATATGACCGACTCGTAGAAAATACTGAGTTGGAAAATGAAGTTGGGCATATTGAAGTTGGCGAGCAAAGATACAAACATCCGTATCAAATGTATTCTTTGCAGAAAGTATTTGTGGGAGAGGACAAAGAGCCTGAATGGGCTTCCAAACACGCACACATAATGACAACTAAATTAGATGGTGCTGCAGTTTCTTTAACTTATATAGACGGAGAGTTACATCAAGCACTTACTAGAGGCGATGGTAAACAAGGACTAGACATCACAGATAAGATGCGCTTTCTTGTGCCTAGATACATTCGTATCGAAGGACTAGTCCAAATCACAGGAGAGGTTGTAGCTCCCAAGTCTATTCCAAATGCCAGAAACTATGCTTCTGGCGCACTTAACCTAAAAGATGTAGATGAGTTTAAAAACCGTGAGCTGGATTTTATAGCTTACGGTGTACAGCCGTGCCCAACTGATAGTTGGGTAGAAGATATGAAACTTATATCTGACAGCGGCATTGAGTCAATCACACTAAGTGATTACTCCATGTTCCCAAATGATGGTAAAGTTGTAAGAGTCGACTCTAACAGTATATTTGAATCGTTAGGCTACACATCACACCATCCTCGTGGCGCATTTGCTATAAAAACAAGACAGGCAGGAGTTGTTACTAAATTGTTAGATGTTGAATGGAATGTCGGCAAGTCTGGTGCAGTTTCTCCAGTTGCTATCCTAGAGCCTTGTGTTATAGGAGAAGCTACAGTTAGTAGAGCTACACTACATAATATGGGTTATATAGAAGCACTTGGATTAGAAATCGGGTGTATGGTAGAAGTTATACGAAGTGGAGAGATAATTCCAAGAATAGTCAAACGGGTATGATAGATACATTCAGGAAGTGGGGTAATAAACCACAAATGAATGGACTTGGTTTTATTTGGTTAAATAGAACCTCTAGAGAAAGATATAATTTTTATCATCCTACCTTAACTCCAGCAGTGGTAGATGAATACCATAATCATAGAAGTGGTTTTAATAGTACAGTTGTAAAAGGTAAACTCTTTAATAAAAGAGGATTAATAGTAATTGGTAATAAAGTTATGAGAAGTATAGATTGTATTACTTTTCTTAGAAAAGGAGAAAGTCCTGATTTTCCTGTTGTAAAAGACGAAGTGGGAATATTTGAACTTGATACTGAAGTAATAAGAGAAGGAGAAACTTACTCTATGGAAGCAAGAGAAATGCATAAAGCATGGGTAGAAGAACCTACTATAACAAAATTAGTACGATTTCGAGAACCTGATATAAATGGATTAGGTATTTACGATGCTAAGAAAACTCCACTTTATCCAGTCGCAAACTTTGTAACACCAGAGGAAAGATGTTGGGAGATTATAGAAGAAATATGTCAATATTAACAGTAGTAAAACATTATGATGAATTGACTACAAATGAATTGTATAGAATTATACAGTTACGAATACAAGGTTTTATAGTACGAAATCAAGTCTGCTACCAAGACTTAGAGGCACACTACGATAAAAATAGTTATTGGATGATGAACTATGATACAGTATTAGGATTAGAGCCACAGAATATGGTTGGCACTATCTCATGGTGTTTAAATAAAACCTTTACAGGAGATGATGGT